ACCCGCTCACTTCCGTTAACGTAAAAATGCTGGGGGTCGCTTTGGACCCCCGCGGAGCGCAGCTCCCTTCTAAAGCGTGCCGTACCTCTCTCTCCTATGGCGTGCCAAGTTAGGAACTAGGGCTGGAGCGAGACCGGATAACGGCTCCGGAGCTAACCGTCTGCGGTTAGTGCGAGCGTAGCGAGTAGAGCCGTTTGTAGGTAGAGCGTAACCCGGAGTTACTGGCCTCTTCTTCGGTCCGGTGTTTTGTGAACCCCGGGGTACACACTCCGTAAAAGGACATCGCTCCGGCAGAAGTAACTTCTGCCTTCCCCACTTAGACGCGCGGCTGGAAAAATCTCGCAAGAAAAAACCAAGACAATGGACGTAGACACTACTCCTGTAAGCAGACGTGGTCGCCCTTCCTCCTCCTCTTCCAGCTCGAGCACTGGTGAGCGTTTCACTGCGCGCACCTTTTGCGTCACCGTCAACAACAGGGATGAAGTTGAACAAAATTGGCCCAACGCTGTTCAAGAGCCCTCCGAAGAATTTGTTGAGCGTGTGCGCTATGTGGTTTGGCAACGGGAACTTGCTCCGGAAACTGGGCGTGTACACATCCAAGCTTATGTGGAACTTTACATGGCCGCTGGAATTGTTATGCTAAAACGCCTCTTTAACTGCCCTACAATGCATGTTGAAAAGCGCCGTGGCACCCAAGACCAAGCCCGTAATTACTGTATGAAAGAAGACACTAGGGATGGACCAGATGGTGGCCCCTTTGAATACGGTACTTACTCTAAAACCCCTGGAAATGGCCAGGGGAAACGTAATGACCTTACTGACGCCGTGGAGGCTCTCGAAGCTGGCGGGGTAGAAGCCGTCGTCTCAAAGCACCCAAACACCTACGTGCGTTATCATCGCGGTATCCATGCCCTGTACCAGGCGAAACTCGAAGCTATTGCTTCCCGACAGCAACGGAATGTAAAAACTGCTGTGTTTTATGGGGAGCCGGGAACTGGAAAAACACATTGTGCGTTCGAGCTTGCGAGAATCACGGGGGAGGAGATCTACATTTTGAATGCTCCGGCGGGGAGGAACCAATCAGTCTGGTTCAACGGCTACCAGAACCAGAAGATACTAGTGGTGGACGAGATGAATGGGGACTGGATTGGATGGCAGCTCCTGCTGAGGATGACGGACAAATATCCTTTACAATGCCAGACGAAGGGTGGAATGGTTTGGGCGATGTGGGAGATTGTGATCTTTACTTCTAATGCCCACTGGGAGGACTGGTATCCTTACTACGCTGGGGGAATGGACAAAGCGGCGCTCAAGCGACGCATTCATAAAGTGGTTAAGTTCTACGGATCCGAAGCTTCTGGGAATTTCACAAAGAAGTACTATGACCCTGATCTTCCCGAAGCTAATTGGACTGTGGCCACCACGGATGTAATTGCAACATTCCTGAGAAATGGCACTGTTAGGCCTCATACCGACGAGGAACTCGAGGAGGTGGAAGACGTAGTAATGAACACCCAGCAAGAATCCCAGGGAACTCAAACAACAGAATTAGTGGAAGATTCTGACGACGAAATGTCTGAAACTTTTTAAAGAATAAACAACCGGATTTTTCTAAGTTTTGATTCCGCTGAAGGTGCACCAGCGAGCGAAGCGAGCGATGGCGAAGTTTTGATTCCGCTGAAACTAAGAGTACTAAAATTTCTAAGTTTTGATTCCGCAGAAGGGTTCTCAAAGGTAGGCATTCTAAGGTTACTCCCTACAATTATGTTGACGTCAGCGAAGGCTCGCGTGAGCGAGCCGTAGCCGCTGGCCCCCAACCTAAGTAACAACTAAGGTGTACACGAAGGAGTTGTTTTATTGATCATGAAATCTAAGGCGTAAGTTTCCTCCTAGCGCAACTGCATCGCTAGTTGCAGCCACTTGATCTGAGATAACAAAAAGCAAGAGTGCTCCGACAGATACTTGATTAATGGTCATAGGGTTTGCTGTTCCGTTGTACGTTGTTTCCAAGTTTTTGAGGTTGACGAAATCATCAATGATCCAGTTTGGAGCTACGTTAGACGTTGATTCTTGGAATGTAGGAATTGTTTGGTACCAATCCCTAAGCACTACGAATCTATCATAATAAGTAGGGTTCAAGGATGAATCCAAAGTTCCGTTTCCTAAGGTGTTATTTTGGAGAGCGTTGGCTAGGATGTTGTTTGTTGCTATGTACAACGAGTTAGGGTTACGGTCGTAAATAAGCATGATTCTAGCAAAATAAGGTGCTTGATTATCATCGGTTCCCGCTTCTACAAAGCGTAGCCTAATACGGAGAGATCTCATGCAGATCTTGTTTCCAATTCTTTGCGCCACTCCAGTGCCTTGTTGTACTAAGTTTACGCACTGGATATTTCCTGTGGCGTTGGTGCAGTTGAGTAATGGGAATGGTTGGGAATCTCCAACATAGGGAACTGCGTAAGCGGCGGAGAACTGGTAATCCACGGTTTTTAACTCTCCCATTCTTGGGTTGCTTGCATATCTTCCGGTTGGTGCTCCCCTTCTAGCCATGGGTAGGGGTCTTGAGACATAGAGAGGTCCGCCAAGGTGGTAAGGCAGGCGGAGACGTGGGATAGCTGGCTGCTGATCAGCTCGATATCTTTTTTTAGGTGGCAAACTTGCTCTTTGATAAGGGTTAGTTCGTTTAGACATGCGTCTTGGCGTTCTAGTGTTGGACGATCCAGGGTTGACGTATTTTCCGTGTAATTTGCACGCTAGTTAACTGTAGGTTTAACTGTTAAAAAAGACGTTTAACGGTCAAAGTGAGCGGCGTTAGTATT